TATTCCCTCTACTTCTGATGTGCCTGTGAAATAATATTGAAACCTATAATTCAATTCTGGTGTTATATCTTTGACGTGTGTCATATTGAACCACGTAAAGTCACCCCTTTCTGTATAATTACCAACTTTTATAGTTGTCTTATAATGGAGTATTTTTTCATATCGTTCTAAAAACCCCTTTAAATCTTTGGATGTTATATCACCTTCATCATACCACAGTTGCAATTTAAACGGGTGGATATCATACACTTCATTTATTTTGTCTATAACGGAATGTTCAATGTCCGTGTTTAAAAAATACGACAATTTTGTTCGCATACTAAAACTATGAATTATCACGTTGTTTCTCCAGGTTTCCTATCACACAAATCTGGTTGGTCTGCATACTCACACCATTTACAATTCTTTACTGATGGTAGTTTACTATAAATATGGTCTGTCCTATATTCTCCTTCATCTGTAAAACAATCATCTATAAAATCCTTTAATCGTCTATTTACTTTGTTTATAGATGGTGTGCCATTTGCAGGAGTAAATATCTGTATTCTCTTTTGTGGAAAATCTGTTCCCTCATATAACTTTCGTTTTACTATAAAAAACTCTACATCAATTCTATCTAATGGAATATCAAATTGTTTAGAGAAAAACTGTTTGTATAATAATAACTGGTCTGTCTTGTTTTTATCTTTCTTTTGATATTTGTTCCAACCATATGTAGCTGTCTTAATATCAATAATTTTTATTCGTTCCAGTTTAACGTCACGAATTATCAAATCTATAAAACCCTTAAATTTAATATTTTTACTCATACCAAAATCAAGAGCGGTTTCTATTCCAAGCAATTCATATCCACGTTTACTAAAATACTGGTCTCGTTTTTTCTTAAAGAAATCTATAATTTTTAGTCCATCCTGATAAAACTCGTTCATTTCATCCTTTGTACAAATCTCTACTCCACCATTATTTTGTAAAGTTTCCACAAAATTTTCACGCATTCTATCTTCTAACATCTCATCAAGATAGAGTTCGTTTGCCTCTTTTATACTTTGAGTATACATTACTTTTAAATATTCTTGTAATACTTCATGCATACTTGCACCAAATAAGGTATGAATATTACCGTCAAATATTGATTTTTTATCTACATATGACAACTTCCACTTCCACGGACACTGCACCCACTGTGAATATTGGCTATACGATATAGTTTTAGACATAATTGATCTTACGAATAATTAATGAGAAAGTCAAGCTAATTTTGACTTGACAGTCTCTTTACTCTGAACACCTACTAATCTTTCAACTTCCATACCATTTTCTTCTATTATAGTAGTTGGAACTGACTTGACTCCCATTGAAGCTGCCATTGTTTGATTTTCATCTATGTCTATAAACTCTATACTATATCCCTCGCTAGACAATTCTTCCATTACTGGTTTGAATGACTTACAGGGCAGACACCAAACAGCCGTGTAGTATTTTGCTGTTTTCATTTTGTTTTCTCCTATTTACCCCATTTACCATTTTTAACTATTTGAGCAATAATACCATATACCGATATATCCTTGAAGGCATCCATTGTGGGTTCTGCCTGTCCTTCACTATTTCGTTTGATAATGAGATTGACTAATCTGTTTACTTTGTCGTTTACTCTAACTACTAATGCCGTTAGTGATAATTTTACATCTGTTTCAGTTTTTAAATCTGTTCCCATACTGATATTGCCGGGACCATAATCGTGTTGTTTCAATGCGAATAACTCATATTGTTCTTCTTGTATTTTACGAAACTCACCCATCATTTCTGGCCAATCTCTTTCCATCAAATCTACTACACTGTCATTTGATTTAGGTTGAGTTGGTGAACCGTCATTTCCATAAATTACTTTTTTCTTACTATCTTTTATAAATTTTGTCATTACCCACTCCTATTTAATTTCATCGATAACACCGTATTCCAATGCTTCTTCTGCTGTTAGATATGTATCTTGTTTACTAATTCTTTCCCAAAATTCCTGGTCTTTATTTGTGACTTCACCGAGAATACGGTTGATATTACTTTGTAATTTTTTCAAATGATCTGCACCTTTTAAAACATCTGACGTTTTACCGGCCTCAAATGCTGAACCTTCGTGGACCATCACAGTAGAATTTTTGCTCATAGAACGAACCCCTGTCCCACAGGAAAGAATAACTGCTGCCGCGGACATTGCTGCTCCAAAGCAATGAGTGTTCACTTTTACTGGTAGTGATTTGAAATAATCAATCGTTCCTAACATTGCATAAACATCACCACCATATGATGAAATAATCAAATTGATATCTTCACCTCTATTGTAATGAATAAGGCTATCCAATCTCGTCATTGTAGAATACAAACTGTCAGTATCTATATCGTATGTAAGATACATTGTATTCTTGTTTATATCTATTCCCCATTCAAGTTGTTTGAATAGTGTTTCTTTCGTTTCGTGCATTTTTACTCCTCTATTGTTATAAATTCACATCCAAGAAAATCTATTATTTCTTGTTTTCTTCGTTCATCTCGTAGTAAAGTCATTTTTTAAAAACAAATATTGGTTCGTACTTATAACCGGCCCCCATTACTGAAGATAATGTTAGTTCTATCACATCTTCATAAGTAAATCCAACTTCCTTTGCAACTTTAATTGTACCTTCTTCTATAAATTTGTGTTTTGGTGTGTTCGATATATTAATCAACATATACTTTCCATCTTTTAATCCGTAATAACAATTTTCCATAGTCTGTCTCATAAACTTATTCATCCAAGCTTGTTCACTTGGAAACTTTATATAACTTTGAGTTGGTTCATCACTATATTTTTCAGTGTCGAAATATGGTGGACTTGTGAAACATAGGTCAAGTGAATTTTTATCAGGACGATAAACTTCTGACCCACACTTATATATATCAACTTTTTTCCCTAAATACGAAAAATCTTTTTTCATTTCTAATAGACCTTCGTATGTCCTTGTAGCTGGTTCAGTTCCAATATAATGTTTAGTATTAGATGCTGCTAAAAATCCTAATAACCTGCCACCCCAACCACTTGACATATCTCTAATCACTGGACCACCATATTTTTCATAAATTAGTTTTGCTGCCGTTGGTCTGAAATTAGATACTGATTGTGTTCCTGTATAAATCTTAATTGATTGTCGTAATCTGTTTTCGTGAAACTTATTATGGGTTCTCTCTCCTTCTCCACTCCAATGTTTAAGTTGCCACTTCCAACATTTCTTTATGGTTGACTTAAACTTATCATCATCTAAAAAAGTTTCCATTGGTGAGTTCATAGAATTTCCACATTGTATTTCCCAGAAAAACGGGAAGTAGGACCAAGCTAATCGTAAAGCATGCATAGTCTGTATAATTTTCTTATCCTCAAATATAGTGGATACATCAAATTTACGCAGTTTCCTCATATGAGAATGTTTCTCATCTTCTCGTATTTTGTAGTGAGGGAAACCGTGTCTGCGGTAATACTTGAATATGACATCTACACCATAATCAATATCTACGGTATCTATATTATTTGTAACTCTCTCAAACTCTAAATCATCGAAATCATAATCAAAGAAATTACCGAGTGTTGAATAATCCGTTCTACTCACGGTAAATTTAGTTTTTTCAGTTCCTTTGGATCCACTCCATATTTCTGAAGTATCGTTTTTAGATTTGCTTTGTTCTGTTCTGTTGAATAAAACACATCTAAATATTCTCTTGCCTCTGATAAACTCACTTCATAATATTTAGAAATTATTTCCAATAACCATTTTTCATATTTCATTTTAGTTTTCCCCTTAACATACCGCAACCACTGCTTACCCTTTGGTAATATGTTTGTGTATAACTTGTATAACTCTTTTGGTTTCAGATTGTATCTCTGAAATTCATTTACTACATCAACATATTCCATCTTCATAGATAGAAACCTATGTATCATATAGTTAGACCACTGCTTCTTCTCTGTTTCGTTCAGAGAATCCCAATAACCTTTAGTTTGTTTTTGTGTAATATGTGTAACGTGGTCGAATAGACCTTTATTTTTCATAACTATAATTATTAAACTACTTTCTCAAAATCAGTTTTAATAGCTTCCCCAGAACGAACTTCCACTTTCAACCGCGGATGTGTCCAATGTGGTAGAACCCGATTGCCAGGCTAAATTATAACTTGGATATGATCCAG